TCGGCCTTGACCACGGGCCGCGTGAGTTCCACGGCTGCATCACCGGCCTCAAGGACGCCTAAAAATTGCTTGACATGGGGCGCCCCGTACTTTCTGGTGCGGGGCGTCCTTTGTCGACTGTTTTCTGTAAACAACAGAAACGAGGTCCGCAATGACAAAAGAAGAAGCCATTGAGAATGGGAAGCAACTAGAAAATCATCCTTCGGTTGCTCCTCGACTTAGAGAATACATTCGTTATCTTAACAAACAGCTTATTCTCAAGAGTTAGTCGGAGGAAACGATGTCGCAGCCGCTTGATAATTTGATTATCAATCAAAAGCAGCTCGAAGACCATCCGGCTGTAGCTCCCCGCTTGCGTGAATACTTTAAGTTCTTAAACGAATATGGAGTGTTCAAGACTACAAGCAGCACGAGTTCGAGCACCAGCAGCAGCACGAGTTCGAGCAGCAGCAGCAGCACGAGTTCGAGCACCAGCAGCAGCACGAGTTCGAGCAGCAGCAGCACGAGTTCGAGCACCAGCAGCAGCACGAGTTCGAGCACCAGTAGCATGACGAGCTAATTTTCAGCTATGGCGAACTATAGCGTAGATACTGATCTAAAAAAGATTCGTCCTGATATACTCAGTCTCGGCGTTGCTAACTGGAATAACCAACACGCTGAGGCTAAGGCGATTATCGATCGGTATCTTGAAACGAGATGGTATCCAAGCGAAGCTCGGGATCGTGATATCGATCCAGATGACCAGCCGTTCAATCCTGATCTTCTTGACGTCGATCAGCTAAAGCGGGCGTCGTGTTTCAAGACGCTCGCTTTGGTATACGAACACGAGATGACGGCGACGCCGGAAGCTTCGGGATTCGAGCGGTTCCGTGATTTTTATGAGAAGCGTTTTGTGGACGAGATGCAGTCGCTGATGGCGGCGGGCATTTCTTACGATTGGGACGAAGACGATTCGATCAGCGGCGACGAAAGAATCCGCCGGCCAATGAGGCGCTTGAAGCGTTGTTGAGATGGCGTCGTTATTTCGGATCTCATTGAAAGACGTGGACAAGATTTGGTCCGCGTTCTCAGGATTGAGGTCCGCGCTACTCGACAAGAAAGCGCTCGCACAGATCGGCGCGTTTATCAAGTTCCGAATCGCCAAGCGCACGGCGGCCGGCGTTGACGTTGACGGCTATCGATTCGTTCCATACACAAAGCGCTATGCAATGTTTAGGTACGCGCACGGCAGGCCGATCAACAAGGTCAATTTATTTTTTACTGGCGGCATGATGGCCGCGCTTGATTATACCGTCGATCCGGATGGCCGATCGGCCGCCGTCTTTTTTAGACCGTCTCCGTCGTTTCCCTTGCCAGGGCGCAGCAAAGGCCGCGCGATTACGAACGCCGAGAAGGCGTCGTTTTTGCAAGAGAAGCGCGAATTTTTTGGTATGTCGGCCGAAGATCGTGAGAAGGCCGTTGCGATATATTCTGCTGCTATTCAAAAGGCAATTGATAAGCTCGGAAAATGAAGATCAAGAGTAGCACGCGAGAAACGATTGTCAAAGCGTTGATCGACGATATCGAAAGCATCGCCGGCGCTAAGACCGTCGTTCGTTCGTTCCCGACGAACAAGGCGCTCGAAGCTTTCTCTTGGTCTCAGTTTCCAGTTATCGCGGTTGTTGCGGGAATGCCGACGCCGGAAGAAAAGCTTTCGTCGCGCTCGCAAGGCATTCCTGATCTATACAGATCGTCGCTCATTGTTTCCTTGTTTATGTATTTCCACGACACGGGAAGTAAGGTTGACGAGAATATGTCGGAATGGTTGAATAAGATTTGGTCAAAGGTTCTCGCTGATCCGACGCGGGGCGGCGAAGCCTTCTCGACGGAGGTCAGGCCAGATCCAAGCGTAGAGTACTTTGATCCATACGTTGCGTTCAAGGTCGACGTTGTTATAAAGTATCACCGCACAACCGGAGAAATTTAACATGGCAATTCCCCCGAGCACTAACAACTACGCAATCGGCAAGGGCAAGCTTTACATTGCCGATTTCAGCACGTCGCCGAATTGGAAGCCGATGGGCAATTGTCCGTCGATTGAGATCGAGCCGCAGGTTGAGCGTCTCGAACATTTTAGTTCAATGTCCGGCTTGAAGAATCGCGACAAGTACCCCGTCGTGCAGGCCAAGTACACGGTCAACTTCGACGCGGACGAGATTTGCGCAGAAAACTTGACGGTCTTTTTGCAGGGCAGCTTGTCCGGCTCCGGCCTTTACGGCTTGCAGAACACCGACAAAGAGTATTCGTTGAAGTTCGTCAGCGATAATCCTATCGGCCAGAACTCTACTTGGACGTTTCATCGTTGCGTGATCGCTAACAACGGTGCGATGTCGCTTATCGGCGACGACTGGATGACGATGAGCTTCACGGCCGAAGGGCTCGCCGATCCGTCCAACACAAGCTCCCCGTACTTCACGGTTGAGTTCTCTTCGACGACGACTTCTTCGTAAAAAAAAAAAGAAGAAGCGCGGACCTAACGACGGAGGCTTTGAATGCCACGCGGTCAGATCACGTTTAAGATTGACGGCTACGATGATCCGTTCGTTGTCAAGGAACTAACTCCTCGGCAGATCATTGAGATCTTCCAGATGGAAGGCCTTGAGGACCAAAGCATTCTCGGGCTGAAAAATTATTTCCTTGACAAGGTTTTGCCGCTCGCGGTTCCGGGGCTTAAGGCCGATGCTTTGCTTGACATGCTCCCTAGCGATCTTGAGATCGTTTGGGAAAAGTTCAAGGAAGTCAACAAAGCTTTTTTCGGACTAGCGACGCGAGCAGGCATCGGAAAAATCGTCGAGCAGGTCAAAGCGGCGGCGCTATCGGACTATTTCAGCTTGCTTGCGTCCTCATCGAAGCTGGCCACACGGAATGCCTAGACTACGGCTATTCGTACTTTATTGCGGCGCTAAATGAGCACCAGCGAATCGAGCTTGATAAAATGAAGCGGGACGCTACGGCGTACCGCTTCGCACAGTTCGCGGACAAGCGCGAATGGGCAAAGTTTTTGAAGCGGAAGGCGTAGCATAGTGGCTGGCGATAGCAAGCTTCTAAAAATAGTCGTCGAACTGAATGCGGCCGGCGCCGAGCGCGCGTTGGGTTCGTTGCGCGCGGCGTTGCAGGGGCTGTCTAAGGGAACGGACGCGGCGGCCATCGGCAGTCGTGAGATGGCCGCCGCGTTCGACAACGCCGCAACACAAGCTAGCGTTGCGTCTGCAGCGGTTGGTCGCGTTGCCACGGTCAGCGCCGAAGCCGGCGCGGCCGTCAGCAATGCGGCCAAATCGTTGGCTGCAATGGCCGAGCGGACGGCGGCCACTTCGTCGGCGTCCGGCGCGGTCTCCAAGTCGTTTCTCGGCCTATCGGCCGCCGGCCGAGCCGTGCAAGCGGCGCTCGCGGCCACCGGCGCGGCCGTTGTCCGCGCGAGCACGGCGCTTTCCACCTATCTAATCAACGCCGCGAAGCGCGCGTCCAGCGCGTTACTGTCGCTTTCCATTTCTGGCGAGTCGCTCAAGAAAGCGCTCTTTTCTCTAAAGTCGCTGTTTGTGGCAATCGGCGCGGTCGCGCTCGCCAAGTCGTTCGTCAATGCGGCGGCGCGATCCGAGAGTCTAAAGACGCGCCTAATCGGCCTGTTCGGCAGCATCACCGAAGGCACAAAGGCGTTCAAGGGCCTTGAGGAAGTCGCCGAGCGGCTACCAGTAAAGCTCCAAGATCTCGAATCGTCGGCCACGCAGTTCGGCGCGGTCATTAAGGGCGGCGCCGATGAAACGCTGAAATGGGTTGAGATGGCGGCCGATATATCGGCCGCAACCGGACTAAGCATTGACACAACGACGCAGGCGCTACGGCGAATGTATGACGGCGGCACGGAAGCCGCTACGATGTTCCGTCGCGCCGGCATTTTGTCGATGCTCGGTTTTCAAAAGGGCGTCTCGCTATCGGCCGAGGAAACACGGCAGCATTTAATCGCGGCTTGGGAAGATCCGGCGTCGCGTTTTCGCGGGGCTGCTGCTGGCGCGGCTAAAACATGGGACGGAATGCTAACGCTCCTCGGGAACGCTTGGACGCTTTTCCGAGAGCGGCTGATGGGCGCCGGTGTCTTCGATTTTATCAAGGGACTACTCAACGAGCTTCTCGGGGGCTTCCAGAACGTAACTAAGTCAATGGCCGACGCCGGCAGCAGCGTGAAATCTTGGGCGTCCGGCGTAATCGACGCACTCAAGGGAGCGATGACGGCGCTTGCCTATATGTACGACGGCTGGCGCGGCGCAAAAATGCTCCTCGAAACTTTGAAGGGAGCGTGGGCGCTCCTTGTCAAAGCTATCTACGAATCAGGCGTCGGCGATTATATGCTCCTCTTTAAAGAGGGCATCCTCGGGCTTAATCTTGCTTTCGCTAAAGTCGCGGACGCGGCCACGCGCGCGTTCGGATGGATCACAGATAAAATCGTCGGGATCGTTGAAGAGCTTCGGTATTTCCTCGAGGTCGCGCGCGAGCTCGGCGCGAAGTTCATATCGGCCGACATGCTTAATCGGATGGCGAAGCTTGAGGTGCAGCTTCGCTCGACGTCGGGATCGGCCGAGCAACTAACTAAAGAGCTTATCGAGGGCACGACGGCGCAGATCGCCGAAACTGAAAAGCAGCGCGAAGCCTACAAGAAGACTACGGCAGAGGCGGCCGAGCTTTACAACACTATCGCGGTCGGCGCGGCCGATAGTTTGGTTGCGTTGGCAAGCGAAGAGTCAGCCGTCTCTAAGCTCGAAGCTACATTTGCGCGCATTGCTAACAATCAAAAGCTGGCGGCAGAAGAGACGCGCCGGCAAGCCGAGGAACAGGACGCTCTTAGAAAACGAATGCAGGAAGAGGCGGCCGCCGACGCCGCGCGGTTCGCGGCGCTTTCCTCGGCCGGCCAGCGCGAAGAACTGGCCGCTGGCCTTAAGCCGTCGGATCGCGCGCGTGCTGAAGCCGATCTTCAAAAGCAGATGTTAGCTGAAACTATCGCCGGTTCTGAGGCGGCGTATAAGGCGGGCATCGAGACTTGGGAGCGGTATTGGGATCAGCGTATCACGATCACTAAGCAGCGCGGCGAAGCCGAGCGCGTCGCCTTTGAAGAGCTAATCAAAGAAGAGGAAGATCCGGCGCGACGCGTCGCGTTGTACGATAAAATGCGCGCGGCCGAGTTCGAGCATCAGCAAGAATTGCTCAATATGACGAAGACTCGTCTCGAGGAAGAGACGAGAATGCATGAGGCGCAGTTTGCGGCAAGGCAGATGTTGCGCGAGCTCGCCTTGTCCCAAACGCCGGAAGAAAGCCGCTCGATGTTTGATGTGCAGGCGGCAGAGCTTGCGGACTATGAAGAGCAGTTGGCGCTTAAACTTGACGCGCTAAAAATGGCGCGCGAGCAGGAATTGATAACGGAGGCCGAATTCCAAGACGCGCGGACGGCGATGATTGTTGGCAAGGAAACGTTTCTTGCCGAGCAACAAAAGGCCATCCGAGAGACTGTATTTCAAGCCGCTAAAATGACGCTCGACGCCACGGAGCAGGCTTTCGGCGATATGTACGAAGCGAGCGGCCGGAAAGCAAAAGAGTTCTTTTACGCACAAAAAGCGCTTGCGGTCGTGAATACCATCATGTCGACGTATGAGTCGGCGCAGAAAGCCTACAATTCTTTGTCGAATATCCCTTATGTCGGACCGGCGCTCGGGGCGGCGGCAGCGGCGGCAGCCGTTGCAAGCGGCATGGCGCGCGTCGCTATGATCCGCAATCAGAGTTTGGCCGCCGGAGGGTCAGTCGAAGGATGGAGTCCCAACGATCGCGCCGATAACATTCCGGCCATGCTAACGGCCGGGGAGTTTGTCCATCCGGTCTCGGCCGTCAAATACTACGGCGAGCAAGCGATGGAAGCTATTCGCCGGCGAACAGTACCGCGCTCCGTCCTCGCGGCCTACTCGGCGCCTTCGCGGCCGCCGTCCTCGCGGTTTAGCTTCGCGGCCGGCGGCCCTGTCGGCGCCGGATCTTCGGCTTCGGCTCCGTCCGGCGGCAAGTCCGGCGGTGGTATGACAATCGTCAACGTCGTTGATCCGTCGCAATATGATCAGCATTTGCAGTCGCGGCCGGGCGAGGAAGCTGTTCTGAACGTGATGACACGGCGCCGGTTCGCGGTCAATAAAATTTTGAACGAGGGCGAACGGTGAGTTTCAATCAAGCTTTCAAATCTGGAACGCTTGTATATCAGGCCGGCACCAACATCGTTCCGTATGGGCCGGGAGGCGTCTTAGATACGCTGCGAAGCTTTGTCGTCGGAACGGCCGTTGCGGCCGAGGTGATCGACAACACACCGGACGGAAACATCACGTCGTTCAGCGGTACGCTCGCGCACTTTCCTTGTGGCCTTGGGCGGTTGACGATCACTTATACCATCGGCACGGTTGACTTTAAAGCAACGGACGACGGTTCCGGAAATATCGTTGACGAAGATCCGACTGGATCACTAACAACTGGAACTATCAGCTATGAGGACGGCGATTGGGCGCTCGTATTTAGCACGGCACCAGATGCCGGAAGCGATATCAAAGCCAAGTATATCTACGGCGAGCCGGGACGCGATTGGGAAGAGCTGCTATATCGTAACACAACTAATATGGACGGAACAGATGCAGGCTTCGGCGGAGGCTGCAAAGAGCTGATTATACGAAACACGGGAAAGACCGGCCAAGAAAATGTAATTATTGGTTTTCGCGAATTCTACTATGATGGAGGATCAAGCGGAGGTCTTAATTTCAATTGTTATGTTTATTTTCCGTCGTCAGCGCCGACCAGTTGGCTGTATAATGCTGTTGAACTAGGTTTTGTAACTTATCAAGCAACATGGAAAACATATCAAAAGCTTCCATCGATCCCTCTTCAACATCGTGGAACGACATCCTATTTTATTTACTCAAATCGACAACGAATCGTTCTTGTAATTAAAAACGGATCCAATTACGAATCGGGCTATTTGGGATTCGGACGGCGCTTTGGATCGCCTAGCCAGTATCCATATCCACTAGTAAACAAAGGAAGCCAGCTCTATACTACATCATTTACGTCACACGCGTCTACAACTAGTAACTGGAGAAAGTATATTCCGTTTTCTTATGTAAGTAATAGCGAAGGACACGCAACGATTATAGTTAGTCCGGCTAACCAATATCTATTTGCTTCCGGGCAGGATATGGAAGTTTCTCTTGAGCCGCGCACGCAATTTGTAACGACTCCGGGAACTCTTGTAGGATCACCATCAAAGAATGCTATGTTAACTTATCCAGTATATGTAGCTGGAAAGACAACTGTTTTTATGGATCTTGATGGCGTTTACGGGGCGGCGGGAAGTTCATTACAATCGGAAGACACTATCGATATTAGCAACAGGCGATGCACAGTATTCAACAACATAGCTTCGTCGGTCTATAATGATTTTATGGCTATTGAGCGAGAAGAAATAACAACTACTTCGTCGTCTTCGTCTTCAACTACTTCTTGATAATTGAAATAAAAATTAGGAGATCTTATGGCCGTTCCGATTTTGAAAGATATACGACATGTCACGATCACAAGCGCACAAGACTTTTTGTCAAAGCTATCGTCGTTCGCCACTAGTTGCGGATGGACAACCGAGCTTCAAACAAGCAAAGCATGGTCTTCAATTGGCGGCGGAAAATATGGATGGGTTGCTGGCAATAAAGATTTTTTAGAGTGCAAATCAACCGGCCACGGCAGCCAAAAGCTTTGCTTTAGATTTTACATGGATGCCGGAGATGGAACAAGGCGCTTGCTTTATTATCAAGGAATAAAGCCGGACAACTGGATTTACAAAGATACTGTATCGACTATACCACATTTACAGGACACTTATAATACAACGTGGACATATATGTCCATACCACAAGGCGCGTTCTCAAATGGATGTTGGTTCTTTGGCAATAAACGAATTCTAATTGCTATTTTAGGATTTGCTGCGTCTCACATAGCAACATTCGCTGTTGGAATTCCAGAGCTAAACAAAGAACTTCAAGATGAAACTCAGATCTCTTGCGTATTTAACGGTTGTCAGTCCGGGACATCATCAACATACTATTGGGACAATTTTTTAAATAACCTTACTAATTGGAACAGTTTTCTTACTTACGTCGCAACAAACTTAAGTATAACTTCTCTTTGGTGGAAAGGGAGCGCGCGTTATATAGGATATTCAGCTGGCGGATTTTTGTGTACCAACATATGCTACAATAAGGACGTTGTAACCGGAGTATTTGATTATAGCGATAAGCTTCTTAGATACAACGCATATTCCGGAAAGCGTACTGCTATACAACCAACGGCTTTTTTTAGGGATCCATCAACATTGTTTTGGTATGTAGGCGGAGCGTTTCAGTTTGCGTGGATACACTTTTCCGGCTTATCCATGGGGCAAAAAATTAAATTTGGATCTGATACATATATTGTTTTTCCATCACTAACGATGTCTAACTTATACGGAATGGCATTTAGGGTTAGTGCCTGATGGCTAATCGAGTTGGTATTTCTCCGGCCGCTTTTTTATTCAACGGCGTTGATAAGGAAGATCTGTTTGTTTCAGCAAACAAGGATTTGTTTGATAAAACTGCCGGAGAAAAATTTGAAATATTTACTTGTGGTATAGCAGTTAATCATAAATATGAAGCAGAAATAGGCTTTTCTTATAAACAAAAAGGCTTTTTAACTACAACATACGGCCGCGATTTTATCTTTAATCGTCTTTGGTTTTCTCCGACTGAAATCGACGCGGGCTTCATTACCGAAGATCAGATAACGAACATCGAAATTTGGAATGCTTGGGAAGACGAACAACTTGTTTTTTCAATGGCAGCAGGCGTAGATTCGGATGGCACGACGCTGTTGCTTCCGAAACTACCAAGAATCCTACAGCCTGGTGCGGAGCTTACACTTCCTTTGACCGTGCATGAAGTCGGACCGGCTATTCAAGCCACCGTATGGACAATCACAATCGGCGGCGTTGATTATCAAGTCGTTGTTTCCGGCATTCGTGTTCTTTCAATGGCAGTTCCCCCGAATTGGGAGTCTCCGCCGTCGCTTACTTATCGGTTCGATAGCGTGATGTTTCAAACGGAGCGTTTCCACGAGCAGCGCCGGCCGATGTTCGATCTTCCGATCCGGATTCTTTCGGCCAAATACCTTGTGCAGGCGCGCGAGTCGCAGGTATTTTTCAACCTCGCTTCGTATGCTCACGACAAACTTTTCGGCGTTCCGATCTATAATGAAATGCTTGTGCCGACGCAAGCAGATAACGGCGATACAACGATAAAACTTGCCACGCCGACGGCCGATATGTACAACCTAAACAACAACGCTGAATACGTGATGATTATCGACCACGCTAACGAAGTCGGCGAAATCAAGGGAATCGACACGATAAGCGCGAACGAAATTGAGACGACGCGGCCGATCACAGGGGCGTATGCTATAAAAAACATCAGAGTATATCCTATCTTTTTCGGGCTTCTTAAGCGCATCGGATTTTCGGAAGCGACGGACCGGCACTCGGTCGTTGAGTTAGAGTTCGAAGAGTTTATCAACTGATGGCCGACGATATCAGGGATCTCGGTTCGGCGCCTTTGTGGCGGCATTCTCCCAATTGGGCGCGCGATCCGTCAACGGAAATCGTAATGCTTCGGCGCGTCATTTCCGAGCGCGGCACGCCGCATCGTCTCGTGCAACTTGAGAAAGACGTGCCGATCAATTTTGAGACAGAGTTTGTTTGTACGTCGAAGGCCGAAGAGAAAGCCGTTCTCGCGTTTTTCCACGGCTGCCGGGGCCGCGTCAAGCAATTTTGGATCGAACATCCGCGCTCGCTGTTCGATCTAAAGCGGTCGGCGCCTAATGGATCGTCGCAGCTCGCTTGTATCAACAACAACTTCGACAAGCAATATTGCGGCTACGAACGCTTCTATATGATAATGAACAACGGCGATCTCATAACAAGAAAAATCACCGGGGCAGAGTACGACAAAAACGACGACGAACTTATTTTATCATTTACTGGCGACACTGATCGGGATATCAACCTTGGCGACTATCAACGAATGGGCAGGCTGCTGCTGGTACGGCTTGATTCCGATGATCTCACGATTAGAATGGAAACGCCGTCGATATGTACGTTTTCGCTTAAGTTTGTAGAATTGGTCAACGAGTACGGCGCAGTATGAGCTACGCATCGAATCTTTCGGAGCACGCGCAAGACTCGATTCCGGAATTCTATCGGCTGATCACCGGAAACGAGACCGAGCGCTTCACATCATACAGAAACGACTTGACGTTTCTTGGTAACAAATGGCTGGCGCGACCGATTAAGCGTTCCGGCTTTCAGCGCGACACCGAATTCGGCGCGGTCAGCGTTACGATCACGGCGCTTATCTTGGGAACGCTCAAGCGGTACATTGCTAATCAGCCCGTCGAGCCTACGAATGTCACGATCTATCGGGCCACGTCCTCGGATCTGTCAAGCTATATCATATTGTTCGATGGCCAGATAACGAACGTCGCGGTTCAAGGCAACATGATTCAGGCCACCTGTGAAAACCGAAGCGCGTTTCTTCGGCAGCGGCTTCCTCGGGTTATTTATCAAGCGTTCTGCAACCATAACATTTTTGATGGAGGATGCGCGCTAAACTTGGCGGCCTATGCAGTCAGCGGCAAGATCAGCGGCATCGCAGGCAACACTATATCATGCGCGGCATGGGGAGCCAGGCCTAGCGAATGGTTTAGGGGCGGTCACGTCGTTGTAAGCCACGACATGAGGCTAATAACGGCGCACTCCGGCAACACGTTAACGCTGCAAACGGCGTTTGGTCAGTACGTCGTTCCGGGGCTAACAGCGACGGCCTATCCTGGCTGCGACGGCGATCCGGAGACATGCAAGAATAAGTACAACAATCTCGCGCACTTCCTCGGAATGCCATACATTCCGAGCCGCAATCCGGTCATATGGGGCTTCCATTGATAGCGCACTTCGCGGACGACAAAAATTTCGCAAGGATGCTCGCGATCATAGACTCGTGGATCGGCACTCCGTACCGGCACGGCACAATGATTCGGGGGCGCGGCGCCGATTGTACGCTGCTGCTAGGCGCTTGCTTGCTTGAGTACGGCATCTTAACGGATGTTGTTTGGGAATACTATCCTCACGACTGGTATTTGACGGCGACGGACGAACGGATTCTAAACGGCGTTGTCAAGCACTTCACGGAGCACGTGGCGCGCGGATTTTCAATTGAGCGCATCGCGCCTACAGATCCGCTCTTGCAGGGCGATTTGCTCGCGTTCGACACGACAAGGCGCGGCGTCTCTAATCACGCCGCTATGTTTATCGGCTGGCCGGGGCGGCCGCGCGAGGGGCGCGGCGAGATGGTTCACGCGCATCCTTTGTCCGGCGTCAGCCGCTTCCCGATGGCCGGCTTCTTTAGCCGACACTTAACAAACGTCTTTAGGATCGTTGAAGTCTAATGGGCCTTGACATTATCCTAGTCGCCGGAATACTCGCAGCCAGCGCGGCAGTTATCGCCACAATGCCACGCCGTAGCGGCGCAAGTAATAAGATGAAGCCGCAGAGCATAGAATCGTTCGCGCCTACTGCGAATCAAGAAGGCAGCGTCGTTCCATGGGTTCGCGGGCAAGTAAGGCTAAACTCAACACTGCTTTGGTATGGAAGACTCAGGTCGAAAAAAATAAAGGTCAACGCCGGCGGCAAGGGCATGGGCGGCAGTATGACCGTCGGTTATAAATACTATATGGATCTTTGGCACGCGCTCTGCCAGGGGCCGAACGCTCAGCTTGTGGCAGTATACGTCAATGATCGTAAGCTAGATAATCTTGGGGATCTTGGCACATACACTTTTAACGGCGGCAACGACGGTACCTATCCTACAGCGCCGGGACAATACGCCTCGCCAATGACGGGGATTGCTCATATATACCTTAACCAGTATTTTCTCGGCGAGAATGCAACAACGGTCCCGCCATTTCATTGGGTTGTTAACGTGCTGAGCAGCGCTCCTTTGACATATGCTAACGAAGCGAAGGGCTGCAACGCCGCCGCGATTATCTACGATCTGCTACTTGAGGCCGGCGTTCCGTCGGGCTATATCGACATTCCTTCGTTTCAGGAAGCGGCCACCTATTGGCACGGCAAGGGATACGATCTCAACGTCGCGCTCAGTTCGCAATCTCAGGTCAAGGATCATATCAACACGATCTTGCAGTATGTAGATGGCGCTTTGTACATTGACGCCAACAACAAATTTCGCCTAAAAGCCTTCCGTAGCACGGACGTTCCGGTTGCCACTATCACGACAAAAAAATTCAAAGAATTCAAACTGCAGCGCCGCTCTTGGGACGACGTGTTTACGGATTTTCGCGCGACATTTACAGACGAGACGGCAGACTATACCACGCGCGCGATGCGCGCGCGCAATCCGGCGGTCAGCGCGTTGATCGGCCACGACAATCAAAAGACGCTGGATCTAACCGCGTTCCGTGATCTCGACGCCGCTTCGGCGCGGCTATGGGACATCATGAAGCGTTTCAGTTATCCAGAGGCGCAGGTCTCTTGCGTGGTTGGCATTGAGTACTCGGCGTATAATATCGGCGACGTCGTTTCGATAACTCACAAGGACTACGGGATCTCTAACGAGAACTATCGAATCGTAAGCAAGAGCGAAGAAGAGAACGACTCAAACGCCGTCCGCTTAGAGCTCACGCAAGATCTCGATACGATGATCGACAACAACTACCAGGCCGGCGGCGGCACGCTATGGCAAGAAGAGGATCTGGCGCCGAAAACACTGCACGCGCAGCGTGTCATTGAGCTTCCCTATACCGAGCGCTTCGGCGAGACGCCGGCTTTTCTTTGCTTGGCCGCACGCAAGGGCCAAGAGACGGGCTTCCACGTTGTCTATTCAACGGACGGCAACGACTATGAGGCGCACGAGACGCTTTCCGATTTCTCGCAATACGGAACGCTCGACGAAGCCTATCCAGCCGACACCGACGCGATAGACGATTATCGCGGCATCCTATTCACTCCGTACCGTGAAGATCCTATCTTTGAGGATCTTGTGCGCGCGAAACTTTTTGATTCGTCGCGGCTGGCCGTGATCGTGAATCCGTCAACGGGGGCGCACGAGATCCTTACGTTTCAGACTGTCACGCCGGAGGGCGCAAACAGCTTCCGGCTCGGCGGCGTGATTCGCGGGCTGATGAATACCGAGCCGCAAGCGTGGTCAATCGGCCATCACGTTTGGCTAACAAACGTCGGGGACAACATCATTACGGGAATCACAGCGCCTTCGTTTTACCTTAAGTTTCTTCCGTACTGGGGCGGGCTATCGGTTCCGGTTGCTTCGGCGTCGCCGATCAGCGTCTCCGGCGCCGGCCGCGCGCGGATCCCGTGGCCGGTTTCAAGAATCAAAGTCGTCAAGTCGGGGAGCTCAAACACGGTCACGGTATGGCCGACGGAGCGACTGTATCCGGGCGCGGGCGCACGCTCCGGCAGCGCGCAGGTTGACCAAGATCCGCCGTTGTACGTCGGCGATTTTGTTTGGACTATCAACAACTGGACATCGGCTACGGTATCGCCTTCTTATACTTGGACAATAACTCAGGCGGGCGGCTTTACGCTGATGATCAGATCGCGCACAAACGGCATTATGTCCGCGCAAGTTTCTTGCACGGTTGGGGCGAGCAACGGAACCTATTACGGCTAAGGCGCAACAATGATTCTAAGTCCGACACAACTTGAAAAACTTCGGTACTCTTGCCAAGGATGGGTTGCAGTATTCAACGAGAATATGGAACGGCTAAACGACACGCTGCTAAAAGTCGCGAGCCTTACCGACGTGCAGCTATCAGGCCTTGCCGATGGCGACGTTTTACGATATAATAGCGGCACTAAGAAATGGGTTAATGTTAAGTCAGGCTTTCTAACCACTACGACGACATAGGGACATGGGCGCTTACATCAGCGGCACGAAAATTTTTCAGGATACCGGCCTTGAGCAAGCGGCATACGATCTTCCGGGCTGGATCCATATTTTCAATAAAAATTTTGATCTATTGAATCGTGCGTTGTTGCGGATCGACGGCCTAGTTGACGTTGACGCTTCGGCGCTCGCGAATGGAGGGGTTTTGACGTGGAATTCAACGAAGTCGAAATGGGAGGTTAAATTTTACTGATGGCAGTACTTTCTCCATCTGGATTACAAACGGCAGATACCGGCGCGTCGAATTGGATAACGATATTTAATAACAATTGGGAGCGGCTTAATGATGTTCTATTAAAATTGTCGGCGCTTCAAGATGTTGATATTTTAGGGCTTGCCAACGGGAACGTTTTGCGGTATAATATAGGATCAGGGAAATGGAAGCCGTGGAAACCGCAGCGGCAACCGCTTCCGTAACAAGAATCGAGGTCAAAAATGGCAGCCACTAGATCGTTCGTCCTTGAAAACGGCGGGAGAAAGTTCTGGTTAGTCCTCATTGTCATCATGTTTGCATTCTTGAGCGAAGCGTTCGCGCTCGGCATTTCTCGTGAGACGATCCGGGATTGCTTGATCGCGGCCGTTGGCGGCAGCGGCGCGATTGCTCTTGAGGATAGTTTAAGGGTTCTCTTTGGGCAAAAGAAAGCCGTTCCGATTGACGACGGCGAGAAAGCGGAGGAATGATCATGGAGTCCGAGAAGCGCGGCGTTGTTAGTGTTTCCGTTTGCTTGATCGCGGCGGCGTTTTTGCTGATCGCGATCTCTTGTTTGATGTCCGGATGCGTCGGCATTAACAAGCTTGCGAATATGTCGCCGACGGAGCGCGCGACATGGATGATGGCTATCTACAACGCCGAATACGAACTGGCGCAAAAGCAATACGAAACTTACGTCTTAGATCCGGATGCAAATCCGGCGCTTCTCAAGGTTCTAAAGGCCAAGCAGACTATCTTCGAGAAAGTCTATCCTCTTATCCTTTGCTATGTGACAGCCGTCAGAAACGGCGATGAGATCGATATCCACATTGAGGGGCTGATCATCGCCTTGCTGCAAGAGCTTGCCGATCCGATTATCAACGCCGTTCCGGCGGGGAGCGATAAACTATGAACGCACAGACCGCAGTAGCAGCCGCCATCGGACTAATCAATACGCTATTGACGGCGATCATGGAAGCAAACAAGATCGCCGGCTACTCGGAAGCGCAGCTTGCCGAGAAGTTTAACGCAGAGTTCGCCAAGTTCAAGGCCAATGATCCGAAACTAAGGCCGATCCTGTAATTATTCGTCAGGCTAGAGGTGCAATATGATGAAGGTGGCCATCCTTACCAACTTCAACGAGTTCCATCCTGGATACTCGTTGACGGGGATCGTATGTGATCAGGCGCGGATGCTCTATGAGCACGGCAACGAAGTTCACGTCTTCGCGAGCGAAGAATTCAACGACAAAAGCTTTCCGGCGCCCGCTAAGGCAACACTTCACGCGGGGCCGGGGCGCGGCGTCCCACAGTCAAAGCTCATAGACTATCGCTCGCGCGACGACATCAGCCCCGAGCATGTTAAGCACGCCAACCGAATCGCCGACTTCTTGGCGCGCGAGCTTCAAGATTTCGATATCGCATTCTCGCACGACTGGATCTTTACCGGCTGGAATTTACCATACTCGGCCGGCATTAAGATGGCGAATCAACGCTTGCCGAAGCTAGGCTGGATGCACTGGCTGCACTCAATACCGACGCAGCATTTTGACTGGTGGCGAGGTGAGGAATACGGCCACCGGCACCGAATCATTTCACCGTCGAAGTCAATGATTAACCACACTCACGACGCCTACAAATGCGATCGTGAAATGATAGTCGCGATCCCACACATCAAGGATCTCCGGACGTGGTTTGACTTCTCGGACGAAGCTTGTGATTTTATCGCCGACCATCCGAATGCAATGCAAGCCGACGTCGTTTGCGTTTATCCGGCCTCTTCGGATCGCTTGACGGCTAAAAACGTTGGCGCGGTCATTAGCATCATCGGCGCAATGAAGCGGCGTTGTTTGTCGGTATGTCTTATCATTGCTAATCAATGGGCAACGGGCCGACAGCGTCGACAGGATCTTCAGCAGTTTATCGATCTCGCCGAGGAAGCGAAGCTGGCCGTCGATAGCGAGTTTATCTTTACAAGCGAATGGCGGCGGCCGCAATACTCAACTGGCATTTCTAAGCGGTTTCTCCGCGAGCTTATGATGTGCGGGAACCTGTTTATTTTCCCGACTCGCGAAGAGTCCTTCGGCCTTGTCTCGCCGGAAGCCGCTTTGTGCGGTAACTTCCTTGTCCTCAACCGTAATCTCCCGGTTCTCGGCGAAGTCCTACTTGACGAAGGCTTGTATCTTCCGTTTCACTCATTCGAGAATCAATTGAACGTCGATCCGGATGTATGGATTCACATCCTCGATCACTATGCGGGGGTTATTTTGTCGCGGATGCGGCATAACGAGTCCATTATGACGCGAACGATGGTGCGACAAACACTCAACTATGATCGGCTATACTTGCGGCACTATGAGCCGCTAATGCACGAGCTTATTAGAGAATCTGAGCAAAGCTAACTATGGCGGACGGCGATCCGATGAACACCTCGCCTAACCACACGCACACAACCCACACTCATCATTGCCACCTTGCACCTCAGCCTCTTCGAGATCAGCCGTCCGCCGTTTCTATTCGCGCACACAGCGGCCTCGGCGACGCTTTGTTTTTGACGCCGACACTTCGCGCTATCGGAGAATCGTACCCACAGACAAAGGTGATCGTCAACACTTGTTGGCCGGAGATCTTTGAACGCAGTCCGTTTGTCCACGAGATAACAAGGGAGAAGCGCGGCGTTCTCCTCAAATATCCTGATCCGTTCAGCGGCATCCGGCCGACAAAGCACATTATTCTTCACGATTGGGATATCGTAAAAGACGCGTGCGGGCTTGATCGCTTGGCGCCGATTGCCGACGTCGTTCCGGAAATATTCTTTGAGTACAAGCGCGGCGGGCTGGATGGGCCGGCTGGGGTTCAATTTGAGCGAAAGCGGAAATGGTACGGAAAGAAAATGTGGCCGCACACACAAGAGCTTCTCGGGCGCAGCGGCTTCGTTCCGATTCCGGTCAAAGGCGGCATAAAAGAGCTCGCCGAATTTCTCACGGGCTGCCGAGCCGTGGTGTGCGACGAGGGCGGCATTCAGCACTTGTGCGCGGCGCTTCGAGTTCCATGTGTTGTTGTCTACGGCGGCTTCATACGTCCGGAGCATACGGGCTACAGCTTTCATAGAAATATCGCGTCGCGGCAGGTTTGCTCGGACGGCTGCTACAACATCCATCCGTGCAAAGCAAGTCTTAACAAGAACGATCCGCCGCCTTGCTTATTAAATATTTCGGTCCAAACTGTTATTGACGCCGTTAACGAGATTGTTTCTAATGAACAAGAAAAATTGCCGAAAGCTTAACCTAGGGTCTGGCAACGTTCTCAAGCCAGACTTCATAAATTTTGATTGCGTCGAGATCGAGCGCGGCGGACAAAAGACCGATGTCATCGGCAGAATCGAAGACGTGTTGTCGATCTTTGGGCCGAAGCGGTTCGACTTCATTCTTTGCTCGCACGTTATCGAACATTTTTACCGATCGGACGCGGCTAAAGTTTTAGCCGATTGTTTGGAGTTGTTGAAGCCGTCCGGAACGCTGTTGGTCGAAGCCCCTGATATTAGCAAGGTCTTAGATCTGTATTACAACAAGAAGATCGGCCTTGAGTACGTTATAGAGTGTATGTACGGCATTGAAGCGCATCGCTTGAAATGGGGCGATCGGGGAGTTCATCGTTCGGGCTGGACGGGGAAGCTTTTAGCTGAAGAAATGAAGCGCATCGGATTTGTCGATGTTGTAGTCGGCGATGGCACGACGCATCGGCATCCGGAGAGAGATCTTAGAGTAACTGGAAAGCGAGGATGAGTTATGGCAAAGAAGCGTAAGGCGGCCGAGCCCGAGTCATTGAGAGTTGTCGCGGATTCCGGAACAGCCGAGCATAAAGCGGTCGCGGTAATTTGGTACGACGCGTCTTGCAACAATGGATGGATGTCTCATCACGACGCCGACGCTTGCCAGCCCATGAAAACCGTCAGCTTCGGTATGCTGATTTCCGAGGAAGACAACATCGTTGTGTCAATGACGGCTAACGCCAACAATATCACGGAAGTCCTGTCGATCCCTTGCGGATGGGTTAAGAAGATTATTCCGTTAACCGCGAGCGACGATACGGAGTCGATCGATCTTGACGACGACGAGGAATAGCAATGAAAGTTAGCGTGATCATTCCGTATTGCCAGGAGTGGCCAGCAATCGTCTTCACGCTCCGCGCAGTCCACGAGGAATTGTCCGAGATCGATCATGAAATAATCGCGGTCGATAATTGGTGCGAGGAAGTCGAACATCAGGTCGGCGGCAAGGAAAACGCCGACCAAGGCCACGCGCGCGTTAGCAAGAAAGACGGCAAGGCGCACCAAAGCCACATCAGGCTTCAAGCCGCGCTCGGCGACAAGCCTTGGTTGAAGTACGTTGAGTATCACGACAAGCTTTCGCATTGGCAAGCCAAGAATGCGGCCGTTGCAGCGTCTTCCGGGGACGTGATCTTGTCCGTTGACGCGCACGTTGTACCGGGCCGAGGATCACTATCGTCGGCGCTCAAGTATTTCGAGCAACACAAAGAAGAGCTCGACGGTTCGTTGCACGTTCCGCTTACCTATCACATCCTCGAAGATCGGCGGCTGATCTACGCGCTCAAGGCCGATGCCGATAAGGGCACAGCGCACTACTGCTTTTCGTCGGCGCCGGATCAGCGGCCGCCACATTTTCCGGCGTTCGAAGTTCCATGTATGAGCACTTGCGGCGTAATCTTCGCGCGCGAAACATACGATCTCCTCGGCGGTTGGCCGCGCGAGCTTGGGATCTATGGCGGCGGTGAGAATTTTTTCAACTTCTCGCTCGCGGTCCTCGGAAAGAAGAAATGGATCTTCAACGCCGGCGCTCCGCTACACCATCACGGGGACAAGCGCGGCTACCACTGGAACTACGGCGATTATCTCCGCAACCAAACGCTCGCGGCCTTTATCTATGGCGGCCACGTATGGGCTGAGAAGTTCATTTTCAATCATCGCGACTATGAGCAATGGAAGAAAAAGGCCGGCGCGATCCTCGACGACGTGTTTGATTCTGGAGCAGCGCATCGCGCTCTTATCGCCAGTAAACAAAAAACCACGATCGAAGAATGGATCTCACGATGGAGTACGAGAAACTGTTAGAGTTTGCGGTCACACTTGAACGGCGCGTTATTCTTCCGGGTATATGTTCGAAGCGAATCGGAAAAATAGTATGGACGCCGTTCCGCTCCGGCCCCATACTACAGCCAGCGATCGCCAAGGCCGTTGGCACGCGATTCTTTTATCCATCGCCCGCCGTTATCAATTATTTCGGTCTTTACAAGCGGTCAACTGGATTTATGGCACTGGCTGTAGCCGACGCTTGGAAGACGGCGGGCGCGCTTGTGCCGATGGTTACAGTCAGCGAGCTTAAAGAAAAAAATTTTATTGAAGAATCGTCAACGGATCTTATCCAAGAATTTCGTAAATTTAAGGCTGCGATTATTGCGTTGCGTTCATAAGTCTATCGGCCAGATGGCCGATAGAATGGCCGATAGAATGGCCGATAGCTGTTAACAAAAAGGTTAATACTTATTAAGGCCGACGCCATCGCGTCGGCCTTTTTTGTTGTTCGCCGGGCCGCCGGCCTCGGGCCCGCCGGGGAAGAGGCCGCGCTCCGCCGGGGCCGGGGAGCCGCTGGGCCGCCGGGCCCTCAGGGGCGGCTTCCGGGGCCGGGGAGCCGCCGGGCCGCCGGCCTCGGGCCCGCCGGGGAAGAGGCCGCGCTCCGCCGGGGCCGGGGAGCCGCCGGGCCCTCAGGGGCG